CGTCAATCATCATCATGGAGGTTGCAACGATGGGTGTCTTGGTATTGACAAGGGGCAAACTTCAAACAGTTGTCATCGATGCAGGTGACGAAACAATCGAAGTCATCGTCGCCGAGATTCGTGGCGACAAAGTAAAACTGGCATTCAGTGCCTCAAAGAACGTGCAGATAAACAGGCCAGAAATCAGGGAAAAGAAGCTCAACAGTGCAAAAAAGGATGGCGTGTCATGATCAATCGTTATCAAGTCGGCGACACTATCCGAGCCAAAGAATCAATCATGGTCGGCACAGTCGTAAAGATTGAATACAGACGCGACGCCAAAGGCAAAGCGTTTGACATTGCGTCAATCGACGTTCTTTTCCGAAACAACGCCTATTTCACGATCAAACCGCAGGACTTTCATCGAATCTATTTGATCAAAGAAGCCAAAAGCATTCACTCAAAAGAAATTGAGGTCGAATCGTGATTAGCTTATATGTGCAAGTCCTCTGCGAAATCAATCGCGATTCAACGGCAACGATTGAAGAATTGGCGGTACGGATCGACAAGACATCGACCACCGTTAGGCGTGTGATTGAAGAATTGAAAGCGGCCAGGCTGATTGAGTGCCAGAAAATTGGGAAGTCTAATAACTTTCTGATCAACCGAGATAAGTCAATCACGACACGCGGCTGGGTATTTCCGGTGGCACTTATTCTGGAATCAGGAAGGGCGATCTGATGTTGATTAACGAATCACTGCACATTGAGCTTATCCACGCCAATGATCGACTGGTCAGGATCATTAACGATCTGTCAGACAAGCCTGGGAATCGGCTGACAACCGAACAGTCGTTTGCTGTGGCGAAGTCGATTGAATTAGGTCAGATGGCTAAAGCCGACGCGAAACGGGCAGGCATCACGATTGAGGTGCGATGATGAGTGAGTTTTGGGATATTTTTAAATGCAACTGTCCTTATGCGACATGTGCAAATTGTGAGAGGGTGTACGAAAAACCAAAGCGGCTTAATGGAGTTAATCAACCGATTGATAAGCTGCCTAATTTGTGCGGCGAATGCAAAAAACGGTTAATGTCTCCGCCGCCTTTTGGTACTAAGACTGAGGCTAAAACGCATGGCTGATGCGGCTTGGCAGCCTTATGAGCGTGACATCTCGGCAGTCAGACGAAATACAATTCGCCGGGCATTTGCCGAGGTGATCAGCGAGTTAAACGTCTCAGAGGATTCAGCAAGAAAATACTTTGAAGACGCCTTAGCGGGCCGCTATGAGACGGTTGAAGAAAAGTTGGTGGTCATCACAAAAAGCACGCAATGCCTCTATGGTTGTAGCATCTGCGGCATCCCGATTTCCAACTATAACAAAACGGGCACTTGTCAGATCTGCCGGGAGCGTGCCGAGAAGGGCAAGTGCCTTGACTGCAAGTGCATTGTGGCGAAAGGCAGCACCCGATGTTTGTCGTGTGCCATGAAACGGCGGAACAGGCGAAAAGAACTAGAGCAGAAAAAGAGGGGAAAATGAGAGAACAGATTGAGCAACTCAAGTCTGATCTTGAGACGCTAAAAGCGGCACAAATTGTCATGCGAAAGCATGGCGGCTATGTATCTGAACTTGTGATTGAGACAGGAATCCGCATTCAAGACCAAATAAATGAACTTGAAAGACAAGCAGATGATCCGTGGAAGGAAGCCAGGCAACTAATCAGGTATTGGGGAAGAGATGATCTCATGCTTGACAATAACGGAAGGCTCTTGCAGCAGGTGGCTCTCTATGTCCGCCATCTTGAGTTAGAGGTAAAACAACTGGAATCCACCGCTATACCGGCTGAAGTGTTTCAGCGTGCAGCATTACAGCGGCGAATTAAGCACCAGCGGAGAGAGCTAAGGATGCTTAACAGAGGGATGCATAGGCAGGCCCTTGAAATAAAATCATGCGAACACATCAACAATGATCTGCACCAAAATAAAGGCTATTTAATGGCGGAGATTGAGCGGTTGAGAAACAAGCTGGACGACCTTGAATGCCAAAACTGCGGTAATCAGCCTAAATTCTGCATGTGTGAAGTCGAGCAACCGGAGGCCAGTAATGCCGATCAAGCCTGAAAACATCACCAAACAGCAGGCCGAACGATTCGCCGAACTCATGGATGCCGATCTTGGGCGGTTTTTAAATGACTACGCAGCAATCCCGGTTGAAAAGCTTGCCAACGCCTTAATAGAGGCGGGTATCGTCAGCCCGCCGGTGTGGGCAGTTCGCAACATCAAAACAGGCAGACTGGCCTCTCATCCAATGACAAGGCTCAGAGATTTGATTCCTGACACGAAAGAGCCTTTGGTCGATGGCTGGGAGTACGAACACTGGAAAGGGCAGACCGAATGAGCGACCCAATCAACCACCCGCCGCATTACACCAGCCATCCGTCAGGCGTAGAGCCGATACAGTTGGCCGAGCACATGTCGTTCTGCCTCGGCAACGTCATTAAGTACGTTGTCAGGTGGGAGAAGAAGGGCGGCATTGAAGACTTGAAGAAAGCACGGTTCTATATCGACCGAGAGATTCAGCGATTAGAAAAGGTGAAACAACCTTGAAACTTACTTTCTTCGTCCCAGGCATCGCTTCGCCTTCCGGCAGCAAAAAAGCCTTTGCCCATCCCAAAACGGGCCGGATCATTGTGATGGACACGGCCAAGCGTAAAACAAGCTGGCAGTCTATCGTATCGCTACATGCTCAGCAGGCCATGACTGACGCCGGGGCCAAGCTGACAAATGAAGCGGTGGCTATGACCATCGATTTCTATTTCCCCCGGCCCAAATGCCACTACGGCAGCGGAAAGAATGCGGCCAAGATTAAAGAGACTGCCCCGAAATATCATATACAAAAGCCCGACCTGACAAAGCTGATTCGATGCACGGAAGATGCATTGACTGGGATTGTTTACAAGGACGATTGTCAGGTGACGGAACGATTCTGCCAGAAACATTGGTGCAATGTAAACGAGGCTCCAGGCGTCGAAATTACGCTGGAGACTGTGCTGTAAAGGAGTGCAAAACGATGAGAATACTTAATCTTGGTGCTGGCATTCAATCAACGGCACTAGCGTTAATGGCTGAATCTGGCGAAATTGCAAAATTTGACTATGCAATATTTGCTGATGTTCAGGCAGAGCCAGAAAGCGTTTATTCTCATCTTGAATGGCTGATTAAACAGTTGTCATATCCAGTGCTTATCAGAAGCCGTGGCAGTTTGCTGGAAAATTTAAAGAATGGTGTAAATGCAGACGGCCAGCGGTATTGCTCTATCCCGGCTTTTACTGGGGATTATGGTCAGTTGGGTGGTATTACTCGAAGGCAATGCACGAGCGAATATAAGATTAAAGTTGTTGAAAAAACGATACGTCATGACATCTTGAATTTACCCAGATACGGTCGAATACCTAAGGACATTAAAATAATCCAATCTTTTGGGTTGTCACATGATGAGCAGCAAAGAATTGTAAAAGTTCAACGAAATCATTCGCATAACAACTGGGCTGTGGAATTTCCGCTGTATGACATGGAAATGACCCGAAGTGATTGCGTCAAATGGCTGGAAAATTACGGCATCCCACACACTGTTCCAAGATCAGCCTGTACTTTCTGCCCATATCACTCAGATGCTGAGTGGAAGAGGATGAAGTTAGAAGATCCTGAATCGTGGGATCAAGCTGTCGAAGTGGACAGGATACTTCGTGACAAGCATATGCGATGCAATCAGGGAATGAATGATCAAATGTGGCTGCATAGGGCATGCAAGCCGTTAGATGAGATCGATTTTGACAAATCATCGAAGGACGCAAAGGGACAATCGTTCTTTTCGTTTGCTTCCGAGTGCGAAGGAATGTGTGGTGTTTGAAAGAAAAGATACAATCGAAATTGCTTTGGAAGTTGTGCTATAATAGCACCATGCCAACAAAGAAATTCATCAACTTCCAATACCGACACCCAGACCGACTCGTGACGCGGGTGGTGTCGGCTATTTGTAAAGATGACGGCAATTTCAGAATCTCAGAGATTTACGAAGAGGAAATCACACCCTTAAAAAGGTTCCATAAATGGGGTGAAATTAACGAGCCGGAAATCATCAGTTTCCCAAACAAATAAAATAACGTTTTTTTGGCATTGAAACGCAAAAAAAAGTTTGTCAAGCTGCTTTGATGATGGATTCATTATCTGAAATGGAAATGGCCGAATCGGACATTATCCGACGAGCCGAAGCCCAGATCAAAGCCTATCTTGGCGGCCAAAAGGTCGAAGTCATCGGCCTGATGCCACCTGATGGGCAATGGCACGAATCAGCAGCAACGCAGCCTTGCGGCGTGTGCGACAATGGCCGAAGCCTTGAGAAGCTGAAGCCGTCGATCTGCTTGAAGTGCCTGCGGGCCGATAAGAAGTTTGACCGGGTGCTGAAAGCCTCTGCCAAGTGGGAACAGCGGATGTTGGCTATGCAGTCAGTGATTGCAGAGGCCAGAATCAAGCGTAATGCCACCATGCAGCGGCGCAAAGGGCGATGGCGGCAGAATCACCAGGCGATTGATTCGAATGCGGCTCTTCGTAATTTGCAATCAAAGGTCAATTCGTGAAAAAGCACGGTTTCAGATCAAAAAAGAATACGCATCCACTTTACATTAAGTGGGAGCACATGCATCAAAGATGCAGAGATAAAAACCACAGCAGCTACAGCAATTACGGCGGTCGTGGCATAAAGGTCTGCGATGAATGGAAAACTTTTGAGGGGTTTATCAAGTGGGATAAGTTCTCTGATTGGCGACATGGGCTTCAAATTGACAGGATTAATGTCAATGGAAACTATGAACCTGATAATTGCAGGTGGGTAACAGTTCAAGAGAACAGCCAAAACAGAACAAGTACGGTTCTGACTCCAGAGATGGTAAGAGTCATTCGCAGACTTTACGAAACTGCCGAAATATCCCAAAAGGAAATTGGCAGGCTGATTGGATGCAGTCAAGCCCTTGTCAGCAATGTGGTTCGTGGCCTGATGTGGTCAAATGTTTGATTCACTGAAGCAGTGAATAGAGTAGTGAAACATAGCGATAAATCAATGTGGCTAATCCTAACCCAAACAGGAACAATCTAAAGCCTTGGAAGCCGGGGGAATCTGGTAATCCGGGCGGATACAGCAAGGGCCGAAGAACTACGGCAACTCTTCTGAAAAGGATGGAAGAGTTTAACCTTGATGAAATGTTTACAGATGTTTGGGTAGAGCAAATCAGGTCTGGCAATTATCAGTTTTTCCGTGAAATGCTAGATCGTACTGAAGGCAAGCTGGCAAGCTCGCCAGAAACTGACACTGCCGAATCGATTGATTGGTCAGAACTTGATAATGAAGGCGACACACCCCCGCGTTCAATTAATACCACGGGGATTTAATCGGTTTCTGAATAAAGCCAATCCGCTTTTTGAGTGGGAGCCTGAGCATCTTAAAGAAGGCCGCCGGTATCTTGATCAAGTAACAAAAGGCGAAGTTCAACGCCTCATGATTTTCATGCCGCCCAGGCATGGCAAATCAGAGCAAACTACGATTCATTATCCAGCATATCGGCTTCTGGTCGATCAGCAGACAAAGGTAATTGTTGGAGCCTATAATCACGAACTGGCTTGCACCTTCAGCAGGCAGGCTCGAAGGCTGGTAAGCCGATTCGGTTTTCAGTTTGAATCTGATCAAAATAAACAGCATGAATGGTTTTCAGTTCATGGCGGCGGATTGATTGCGGTCGGTGTCGGGTCGGGGGTAACTGGCAAGGGGTGTAGTCTCTGCTGCATCGACGATCCTGTCAAAAGCCGTCAAGAAGCTGAAAGCCCGACATTCAGGCGAAAAGTTCTCGACTGGTATCAGAACGATCTATATACGCGGTTACATCCGGGAGCCGCCATTGTACTTGTAATGACCCGCTGGCACTCGCTCGACCTTGCTGGCCAGCTACTGGAAGAAGCAAATAACGGCGGTGAACGGTGGGACGTGGTGAGCCTGCCAGCGATTGCCGAAGAAGGTGATACGCTCGGCAGGGAGCCGGGGCAAGCACTCTGGCCAGATCGTTACAACGTCGCAGACTTTGACAGAATTAAAAAGGCCATTGGTTCTTATGCATTCTCAGCCCTCTATCAGCAGCGACCTAGCCCTAGATCTGGTGGCTTCTTCCGTCACGATTGGTTGCCTATTGTTGACGGGGGCAATAGCTCAGGGCTGGCTTGCCGCGCTTACGATACAGCGGCAACGCCGGGGGCGGGCGACTACACCTGCGGCGTCAGAATGTGCCGAATCGGTGATCGATACCGAATCAGTCACGTTGTACGAGGGCAATGGTCACCAGCCCAACGGCGAACCATCCAGCGACAGACAGCCGAG